CTCCGTCCCCGCCGTATCGACATCATAACCATAACCGGCGGTATCTGAATAGAGTACCGAATCAGGCCCGTGCGAAGAACTGTCTGACCAGTCCCAGTCACCAGCGGCAACGTACCCGTGAGTGGCGATAAGCGAATCATCTACCGAGACATCACCCACCCAAGATTTCGCGGGTGTCAAAAGTGAATCCATGACCTGCGTTAAACCGTGTACCGTCGTGTCAAACACAATCAAGTCCCCGACGGTATCCAGACCATAACCCGGCCGGACGTATAGTTCAACCGTACCCGCAGTCCCGCCTCCACCAAGAGCGTCCCCCGCCGTCACGCCTTCGATGTCACCCGTACCCGTGCCACCTGTCGCTGCCACAACAATACTGTCGTACCCCGTTGCCGCTACTCGCGTAAAGGTGACATTCGATCCCGGAGCCATGACGACCTTGTTATTCAGGATGTTATATTGAGTCGCCCCGCCAGTATTTACGATAAAGGTATCAGAACTCCCAACTTGCCGGGCAATAACAGAATCCAACAGGGCCTTCGTCAACTTGCTGGTTCCAAACCGTAGATAGTTGGAAGCATTTAATTGTGCGCTGTCGGCATAGACAAACTTACCAGACAAGGAATCGTAGTACGTCATCCCCGCCGCGCCTTGGATAATCCACGTCGCCGAACTGTCACGGAATTTAAGGGTATCGGAACTTGAAATCATAAACAGGGTGTCGTTGGCGTTGGTACTTTTCAATTCTTCGTGACTATGTGAACCAATAGCTACGTTGTCGGCATAGTGCTTTGTAGCCAACTGGCTATCGGAAACCGTCGTGTCTCCCCTATACGGCAAACCGATAAACAGCGTCTTGTTATCGACAATGAAATTACCTTCTATACGCGCTGGGCCACCAATACGGAACCGCGAAAACCCGCCGGAAACATAATCCCACCACAAGTAACGAGCCAAATCGGAACCAAAATAGATACGCGCATCCCCGGCACTTGAAGCCTGATCGCTATTCAGAACAAACTTACCCTTGGTGGAATAGGCGGAATCGTTGGCGGCTTTCCAGGGGAATGAAGTAGTGGTGTCACCGTTCAAGACGATTGTATCAAGCTCTGCCAATTCCCAACTCTTTAGCTCCCTATTACCACCATCTCCGTATAAATGTCCCTTGACCTGTATCTCCGACCCAGTTGCAATCGAATCGTAAGGAATAAGGTATAAAACCGCATCTACCGATGATTGAATTTTGCCATCGCTATTGTCTATATTCCCACCCGTGCCGGTATAGAGGGTTTCGCCGTTCATCGTCACGGCCCCGGACATCGTTCCACCACCCAAGGGAAGATAATAAGCAAGTGAATCCCTTACGGTTTGAACGCTATCTCCGATAGCGGCATTTGTCCCATACGTTCCCATCAATTCGGTTGCTCGACTGACCATCTTCGTCGAGTCGTAATAGGCGTTCATCGTATCGCCAAGGATAGCGTCCGTCACCGTGCCTGTACCAGCGGGGGTTGACCACGTAACCGTATCGCCGCTTGTTATCGTCGGAACTTGCCCGACGGAACCAGTCGCAAATGGGAACCAGTAATTACCGATGGAGATATACCCGCCCGTGCCGCTATAATCCGTCACTCCCGCCTTGACCGTATTCCCGTAGGCAATCGTCCCGGCCCCGACTACATAGGCAATCCCCCCGGATTTAAGGTTGTTGGTATGGTTGTTCAGCATCCAGACGGTCGATGTCCCCGCCGCCAAGCGGTTGATCGAATACAACTGTGTCTCGGTAATCGTCGTGTCGCCAAAGACGTTATTGGCGATCCAGATATTGTACCCAGTATGAATCTCAACCCCGGAACTGTCCCCACCCGTAGGCGTCAGGCCGTTGTTGTAAATATCGTTGGCCTCAATCCAGACTCCGTTCGGCGGATGCAGAGTATTGCTGATATAGATACCGGCCAACTTGTTCCGATAGATGCGGTTGCCATAGAGCTTGACATTGTACGCCCGTGTACCTGCCTGCACACCATAGGTATATCCGGTAATGTCGCAGTTTTCAATCTTTGCTCCATCGCAATTTATAAGCATGGCCCCAACGTCGATGGTGTCACCGTGAAAAGTGCAGTTACGAAACTCCGCAGGAATTTTAACGGTAATTTGGTTGGTGTCAGTAATCCCGGAAAATAGGGTGTTATTAGGTAGTCCATCCACGAACACCGCCCGACGGCGGGTATCAAACGTACACCCCTCGATCACATTGCAATTACCAGAGATAACCGTAGTATCATGCCACGCAGGGTCGGCGTAATACATTCCACGCTCCCCCGCTGATATGTATATGCCGTAATTGGAACTACGAGAGGTAGAATTGCGAACCTGGATATTGTACGCCCCGGAGAAGTAAAACGGGTATGACGTAGAATTTTCAAAGGTGTCAAAGACACAATTTTCGATTAGAATGTCGTGTGGTAGATAGACGTTCCCGCCGCCGCTCGTACCGTGTCCAGTTGAGTCCTCACCCCACTCGAACGCTATTCCGCCGGACATACCAGAACCGTCCGTCCCCGTATCGGCCTTTAATGTCTGGCATTGACGAATCTGCGGCCCAATGACCAAACCAAGCCCAACGATACCGAAGCCGTCGTTTTTCTCAGTTATGATCTTGACCCGTTCAACACGCGGGTATTCAACCTTCTGCGTTACTGGATCAAGGACATACTTCGCCCCCATGAAAATCGTGCCGTATGACCCATCGCCCGTTATGGCTGATGTGGTAGAATCAATCTCAACCGTCCCGTCGTGTAGATAGGAATATGATTTTAGGATAACCGCTTTCTTTGTACCCGACATCCCGAAATACAACTTGGAACCGTTTAGGTTAAGTTCTGTACGGGCCGGGATAACAATAGAGTCGGTCAGGCGATAGACCCGGTTGCTGTCCAATATGGCCGTTCTGCCAGCCGCTTTGGTCAGGAACGTCCTAAACTTGGCTGTCTCATCGGTTGTGGAGTCGCCCTTCAACCCCTGATCTTTGGCGTACACCCACCATTTCTTAACGACGGGTGACGGCGGACTCCCGGCATCGACCTTGCCGACCCACAGTACCGACACCAACACCAACAACAAGTATATCCAACGTTTCATTATTATCCCCACGCCATCCAGCAAACGATTGCCATGAATACCACGCCGCACAATGGCTTGCGCCGTTGTGCTATTGTCACAGGAACTTGAACATTAACGGCACGATTATGCCGATGACCGCCAGACCGCCCCATATCCAACCCATCCCTATTTCGAGTCCACGAATCCGTTTGTTGAGACCGTTGCCAAGCAACTTCTTGATTTCCCGCATATCGTCCCGCGTTTCGGCTATATGCGATCTCATCTCACCCCACTCTACCGGGTCAAACGCACAATCTTTCTTCTCACACTCCATCTGTGTCCTCTCCATTATGGTTGCCTCTTCCGTTCCTTCTGCTTCTTTTGCTTCTTTTGCTTCTTGCCAGTAGGTTCATCAGGAAGCCCAAATTCCTTCTTACCCCACTTGCTTGTTATCATCCGCTCGGCAGTCGATTTGTTTTCATCCTCTTTGCGGCTCTCGGAACGGTTGGTGACTTCATCTTGCTTAATAGCTACTTCCGGCCACTTGGCGTTGAATTTAGTAATGGCCTCTTTGTTCCCACGTACAGCCTCATTTATGGCATCGTTACGTTCAGCGAACAATTCCGTATAGGCATCTATCTGCATACTCTGGACAGCCGCCGCAACCGGGCGCGAACCGTACATCTGGGTTAGCGCATCCTTCAGTTCACCTTTGAATTGGAGTTTTCCCGATGGACTGCGGAAATCATAGTCTTTGGTGATAACCTTTTCTATTCCTTCAAGTTGTTTCGTCCCACCAAAGGCTTCGATGAAAGCCCGGCTCCATTGTTTCCAGTCTGCGGCCTCGTACCCTGTAGCAACCCGACCCGCCTTAGCTACGTTCAGCATAGACCCACCCATCGGCCCCAAAACTACCTGTCCGATAGCCTCTGGGATGCTCTCAGCGTATGGCAGATCAATCAACTGGACGGAGGCCGACCAATCCGAATTTATAAGCGACGGCGCGCCAAAGTAAATCAGGTCGGCCGTCCCCTTACCGTATTCGTCTTCTATCTTCTTATACATCTTGTAGGTAAAATACCCACCGATGCCGAGCTTCGCTAACGGCCCAGTTACCAACCGAGTCCCGCCAAGTACGAGTTGGGCGGTGAAGAAATGCCCCAATCTGGCCGCGTTCGCCATACGGTCGCTTATCTGGACATCCTTGCCGAAGGTCTTCTTGCCAAGGTCAGCCGCCAGTTCAACGGCATGGATGGTAAAGTTCCGGTACTTACCGATGGTATTAGCCAAGACCGCCGACCGCAAAGCGCGGGGCTTGTTGGTTTTCAACGGAAGGAATTGAGAATAGACCATGCCGCGCAGGAAGGCGTAATCAGCCGCCGCCTGATCTGCCATACCCAAGTCCTTGCCATGTTTATAGACCGACAACCACGCCTCGGCCTGGTTTGATGTTTCAGAGGTGAATACCCGCGTCCATCGGGCGGCTTTGCTCGACCGCCATTCAGGAGATGTGAAATTCCTACCAAGTTCCCCGCCCGTTCCCTGCACAATGTCATAAACACCGTACTTATCAAGCAGGGCTTTCCCGGCATCCGTTCGTACCGCCTTCTGCGCCCAAGCAAAGTCCTTCCATCCGAAAACCGTACCGACACCTGTTTGGAGTAATTGCAAGTTATTGAGCAAGTTGTACCGCAGGTTGATTTTCAACCGGAGGGCCATATCCAACCCGCCAATCCGCCCAGCCCATTTCCGTACTTCCCATTCACCTTTGTACTTCTGCGGTCGGCCCCACAATTCGGCAAGGTTGGCCTCAATCTCTTGGGCTACCATATCCCGGCCTTCGGCCCGTATCTGTTTGATAAGCGGTTGAATATCGGCCTGTAACTTGTAAAGTCCCTTCCATCGGTTGTACATCCGGTTATGGTAGTTCAGGACAAAACGAACGTCCTTTTCATATCCGGGGGCACCCTTGCGCTCTTGCATGAATCCGGCCCATTTGCGTTTCGCTTCCTTAGCCCCTATCTTGCCCCGTAATATCTGGCGGATGTCCTCGGTCGAACCTTCCTCAAAGGCTTTGGCAAGGTCGTTGATGATTTTGTACTGCCGTCCACGCGATACCCGCACAACATCCGGGTCGTGAAACTCGCGCAAGAGAATCTTATAGTTGGGCGCACCTTCACCGGGATTGGCCGCGTAGTTCTCAGCAATTTTAGGTAGAGCCTTCGACCAACTTTCGGCCGATCCGATATATTGACCGTCCCGTAGGATGGCAAAATCACCCTGGTGCAAATGCCGGAAATAGTCTTTGATACCCCAATCGTCGGGGATTTCAGCCTTGAGTAATTCGTCCGTCCGGGTTGCGATTTCTGCTTTTTGTTCTGGCGTTAATCGCTTTCCCTTCAATCCATTATCTTGCCTGTACCCTTGTTCCGCGATCTTACCAAACGATTGCCGTAATTCATCCCGCTTTATACCGATGATCTCTTTGCGTTCCCTATCAAATCGTTCCTTGATTTTACGTACTACGGACTTAACCCTTTCGGGTAATGAGCGTTTCGGCAACTCCTCAATCGGGCTTTCGATAGCATCAACAATCTGGTCGTTGTACTGCTTCCATTCTCGCCCCGAAACTTCACGGACGATATTCTTCAGTTCTCTTTGTCCCTTGCCTTGCATCCGCCTTACATCTAATTCGTTCAAGGACAATAACTGTGACGCCTTGGCGGCGGGCAAACCATACTTTTTCGGGCTGATCTCACCGAACTCGTCCGGTATAGCATCATACTTGTGGAGCGGATGCTGTACGACAGTCCCGGCATTGGCGGGTCGTTCCTGCAATTCAACCGTCGGGGCAACGTCGGCCCGCCTGCCCTCGGCCGTTCTTAACGCCCGCGCAAGTTGCTGTTGCTTTGACCCGAACGGTTTGGTGATATTAAACCCGGCCCCAAGCTCTTCGGTGGGGGTGATCTTCGTGAATGTTTTCCCGCTCGGCGGCTTAGGCGGCTCGACCCCCTTCCCCGTCCCAACCGATTCGGATTTGGGTACACTCGTACCCTTTTCTGGTACAACCGTACCCGGAATGGGATACTTCGCCGCAAGGTCGGGGTAGTCGGCCAAGACTTCGGGGGGAACGGGACGGCCTTCGTCAACAGCCCGTTTTGCGGCGTCGTAAAAAGAACCTTCATCAAGCACAATCTTTGCAGGAAATGATTTAGCACCGGACTTATAGAGTGCCTCCGCCCTGGTACTGCCCTCAAGAATATATGGGCCATCCTTATCAATAACGACAATGAGCGGGTTTATTTCTTTATTTATGGATATTTCATCGGCCAACTCAGCAATACGCTTATTCCCACTCACCGAATAGTGTTTACCTGTCAACCCCCCCTCAAATTCAGACAATGGTATTTCATATATACCCGGCAAAACGGTTGAATTTTCAACAGATGATTCGATTGATGCCATATTGGGTATTTCACTTCTTACTCTTCTCCCATCAACAACCGAACCAGCCTTGGTATATTTTGATTCAAGTTCATCTCTCGTCATCTCCCACGGTTGTTTCCCTACCGCCTCCGTCCCTTGCGCTGTTACTTCCCCTTCGGCTTGGGCGATTTCGGGAACTGCTTGCGCTTTTTGCCCTTCGGCTTCTTGTCCTTTTTGCTCTTGCAACCCACGTAGTATCTCCTTTTCTGCTATTTTGCCTTTCTTGCCAAACTTCCCCGCCACATGGCCCGCCATCCCAAGCGGCAACATGACGTTCGTTAATGTCGGAATCAGTCGCTTGCTTACCTTATCCACCAATTCAGGCGGCGGTAATGGCTGTCCAACACGCGCAACGTCTACCGCCGACCGACCAACATCCTTTAACATCTCCCACAAAACCTTCGGGTCTTTGACAACCTGTTCCCCGGCCGTCGCCACAAACGGCGCACCACGCACCATCAAGTAGGGCGCAAGTTGGATCAGGTCGGACACCGCGTTCTGCCCAACTGTCTGCGACTCACGCGCCGCCTCCGCCTTCTGTGTATACTCTGTCTTCTCCGGGGCAAGGGCCGTAACGGCGTTCAGGGCCGGTGGGTTGAACGGACTCTGCGCAACCACCCGCCCGGTATTGTAGAGTGTCTCCCCGGCCGCACGTAGAGCCGTACCAACTACCGGATCGGGGTTATTCCGCGTCTTCTCCATCGTCCCCGACAACTGTGCCCCATACCCGACGTTGGCTTGGTCAAGGCCGGGAGAAACAACCTTCTTGGATGCAATATGCGCCTTCAATTTCTTAAGGGCGATATGCTGACGCAATATTTCCAAATCGTCGGGCATTACTTGTTGTCCCAATAAGCCTGTTCTTCGGGTGTCATCGCATCATACTCTGCTGGAGTCGGCACCTTCGTCTTCGGGGCCGCAACTACTGGTTTCGTGGGAACCGTTCCTTTTGGTGCAGGTTTTACAATCGGTTTACCGGCAACCGCACTCGCCGCGTTAACAGTCTTTTCCATACTTGGCGGTTCGATAAACGAAAGTAGTTGGTTGTAAAACTTCATCACCCGCGCCATATAGGCGTCATCGGATTCGGGCTTAAAATTATCGTCATCCGGGCCAGAGACATCCAATCTATCACCCGCTAACTTTACCGCTTGCGTCCACAATTCCTTATTGTATTGTCCCTTATCTGGGTTCGTATGATACGCCCCCGCCTTCTCCATCGCCGCGATTTGCGCCTGTTCATTCTGTTTTGTCAAGTTCGCTTGGAGTTCAGCCATCTGTTTATCCCGGCTCGACAACTGAGATTCCTGTTGCTTCTTCCAATCCAAATCCTCTTGGTGCAACTTGAGGGCTTGTGCAAGTTGTTCCGCCGCCGCTTTCTGTTGATACTGGAACTGCCTCTCGTCCAAGTCCCGCGCACTCAAGGCCATGTTCATTCGGATAGCATCCTGTTGTGCCCGACGCTGTACTTCCTGTTCTTGCAACCGCCTCTGTTTCTCCGCCGTCATCGCATTGACGGTCGTGTTCGTCCCCTGTCCCAGACCCGCCAGCAACGCACCGAGTAATCCCTGATCCATTACATCACCCCTAAAAGACTGAGGACATTAAGGCTTGTCGCAACTGTTGCAACATCTGTTGGTTCATCATACCCAACTGGTTTGAATACCCCGCCTGTAACGGTTGCATCTGTTGGGACATCATCCGATACGTTTCCGGGGATTGCATCCCAGAGAATCGACCGGCGGCTTGCGTAATGGTATTCCGCAAGGGTTGGTTCGCCATGTTGTTCTGCGCCAACAGTTGAGAAATTGCGGCCGGGGAAATGGCATTGCCCGATGCCAATAAATTCTGCAACTGCGCGAACATATCTTTGCCCTTGCCAAACTTCCATTGCATCATCTCACGCTGGAGACGTTCCGTCTTGCGTTGTTCGCCACCCATGAGATATTGACCAAGGACAGAGGCCAATGTCCCGGCACCTTGCGCTATCGGCCCCCACGGAGTTCCCGACGCCGGAGTAAACTGCCCGTACTGTTGAAAGGTTTCTGGCGTCAGCCAACTAAAGTCTGCCATTACTTTACCCCACCTTCGGAACCCGGTTGCCACCACCAGTCGATTCCCTGAATGGCGCAAGAGTCCGCACTTGTTTGTATTTGGAACTGGAACCAACGAGATTCCACCGGATAACAACTATGCTTCTGATAGACTATATTGGTACTATCTGAATACGATTTCGATGTCGCCGCCTCGTCATAAATCGTGGTCGTAATCACCGGGGAATCACCCAAAGAATATGGAGAAGGTTGTTTCGATCTCCAAATTCCATATTGCCAAAGCGACCCATAATCGTAACTTTGGAACAACGGGCCGGACTTCCATGTTGCCGTAATCACCTTGCCCGTATCCCGTTTGCCCGACCCAAACAGGTATATCGAATCCGACCCATCTTGCGTGAACAGAATCCCATCGAACGGGCGCTGGTCAACCTGATAGAGCGTGTCGTATCGGGTCGTCACCGAGGGCGAGAATCCTACCCACGCCCCCCATTGGCCGGTAGGAATAGAATAGACCCAACTGGTATCGACTGCGGGAAACGAGAAGACCAAGTTACGATCATCGTTCGCCAACCAAGATACACAGGTAGAAAGTTGGGAAACGGTGTACTTATCGAGGTGATTCTGGATCGCATCGCTTATCCCCGGCAGATTGCCGCCTGATTCTTTGTATGGTGATTGGAGCGCGGGGCTGAATGAGTATACTCCGTGTTCGCTTAGAAACGCAAACCCTCCCCCTGGGAGGTCTATAATAGACCGTGGAGCTACACACCCAACCCCCCGCACAAAGACTTCGACAAGGTGAACGCCGTTAGCATAAACGGCCGTATAGATTGAACGGTTCTTACCGATGAATAACTTACCGTCACATACCCACAGGCCGGTAATCTCATCACCATCATCGGGGTTGACCGCAAAGGCATTGGCCGGACTCCATCTTGCTATCTCCGGGCCGTCTGTCGTTACGTCGGAATAATAGACCTTGCTACCTTCGGCCATATACACCCGGTCGTTATAGACCGTCGGGTATTTCATGGGAGGAAGCGTCCAGCCGGGTCTTGCTTCAGGAAGGCCGTTTGTTGATCCCCATGACAAGGTATCTGACCAAACAGAATCAGTTCCTTTGATCGTATCTACTATATGGGGTAATTCAAATCGTGTAGTCTTAGTGGTGGTATCTGATACTAAGACCCCATGACACATATAAGACTGCGACTCGACATCCCAGAATCGGTTAGCAGTAGTCCAATACCCGCCGGTTCTTGGACGTTCCACATAACACATATATACACCGTGTCGATATTCAGCCGGATAATCGGCGATAGCAAACGTGTCATAGGTCTTGCGGCTTAATTGGATTTCCTGTTGTTTACAAACCAACGTCCACAGATCGGCGTTCGCGTATGGGCGACTGGGAATAGAAAAAGTATACGAAGAATCATATGTCGTATCGTTCACGCCCCAACCTACGGCCACGCGCACGGATGGGCTTGCATCAGAACACATCATCGTGACCGAATCGTACCACATGGTAAAGTACCGATTGGCAACCCAACTGGTGTCGGCTCTGGAAATGCCATTGGAAACGCCGTTGAACGGGCCGCCCCCGGTATCAATCGACGTAAGCATCATCATGCCTATCCGGTAGGCACTATCCGAGGCGATGTTTGCCGTCCGGGTAATTGTATCAATCACACCAACAGAAGGGTAGTCGGCGTTACCTAGACTGTCATCGGGGATTGTATCACGGAATCCGGCACTAAGTATATTCTGAGCGGTCATACCATATACAATAGTAGTAATGGCATACATGGTATCGGTTGGTTGTTTATTCGCCATTGTTCGCAATATCTGAATCCGATTACTGTCCGCCGAACCACAGACCGCCGTAGCCGCGATCCGGCTCAAGTTCATAATCAATACCTGGCCGCTATCAACATGAACCTGATATGATGGCCCGCTTAATGGCCCCCAAACAGAATCAACGGTCGTACTGCATGGAAGAATAGTCCGCCAAGAATAATAATAGTCACCATGTAACACATGATTGGAGGTATACCCATTCAGCACCATAAACTGAGGACTTCCGGGAGGGGGCCATACCAGATAATCAAAATTGTTCCCATTGTACCGCAACGCGGGGGTTTTACCATCAGATATTACAACAATGTCATTATATTGTGCAAAATATGGATTACCATCCTTATATAAATACCGCATATTAACAAGTGTAGACGGCGCACTAGTTCGTAGGGCCGAATATACTAATGAGGAAAATCTGCTACTATTAAGGTTCCTCACCATCAATAACCGTTTATCCCCATTGCTTCTCAGATACCCGTACAGCCCTATCGGTTGCGCCGTCGCACCATACTTGACCGTTATCCCGTCCCTTTTATGTATCCCGCCAAACAATTGCGAATAGTCCCAGTTGATGCTTATCACTGCCTCGCCCGGTTCCATCGTGAACAACGCCTTGTTGTCATGCATCCCGCCGAACTTGCGGATGGATAATGGTTCCTGGGCGGCAACCGAAGCCACCGCCCAGAGAACCGCGAGAAGGGAGAGGAGGAGGATTCTTTTAGTCATCGCTATTTCTTCTCCAATCCCTCAAACTCAAATCTTGACCGCAACCGCATAACTTCCTGCGTATAAAGGTCTTCAAAGAACTTCCACTTGTCCGACCGACCAGCTCGCGCACAACAATAAGCCGCCGCCGCGTAGATCACCGCAAAGCGTTGTTCCGTGCCAATCGTGACCGTATCCGCGTTCGCCGCCGGGTACTTCGCCCGCGCAAAGTAGAATACATAAATGGAATCGGTCGCTTGTGGAATCGGGTAAATCCTGATACTGTCCCCATGCCGGATATAGAACCCCGGCCGCGCTATCTCCCCCTTTAGGGAATTGTAGTAGTTTGCATCCGACAACTGCGATACCTGAATCTCACGCATCGCCATGAACTCATCGGCCGTATCAACCACAATCCCCCTTATCCACAGTAACCCCGCATCGACAAGGTAACCCCCGGTGTTCTTCACCAAGGCAATCTTCTTACCCTTCGGGATTCCAATGTCGGTATAGGCCCGAATCGCCCCGTCTCGGACAAATCGGTTCACCGTATGGGTATCAAGAACGGCCGTCCCAGTGGTGTCGGCGTTCAGGACTTCGAGTACCTTCACCCGGTACTCGGTGACTGTCATTAAAGTATCGGACGCATAGGCCGGACTAGTAATCGCCGCCAGTATTATCCAAATACCAATCGTCCTTAACTTCGCCGCTATCGACCACATTAAACCGTCTCCCACGTTTAACTATACCGACCGAAACCTGAGCCGGAGCATCGGAATCTATCGCCCGAATCAACGCCTCCTGATACGCCCTTTCCGCCCCTAACCAGTCCATTTTACCAGCCGGATGAATAAACGTCCATGCCGCCGTCGCTACCAGGTGCGATAAGGAACTGTCTATCATGGAAATGTCGCCAAAGGCCGCGTTGTAAACCAGCGTCAGGTCATAACTCGCATCCGGTTGCGGGGTAAAGTACGCCCGCCAAACACCGTCCACTTGGACTATCTTCATCTTCCGGGGAGCGTCTGCCGTATACAAATCCGGGTTGGGAAAATCAATGTCGTATCGGTCTTCCCCGGAGAAATCCAACTGCCAACCTTCGGTCGAACCGTTCCGGTAAACAAGGCTTTTAACCGACTTGAAATCACCCGGCAATTCAACGTATTCGTCCGTCCCAGAAGCAAGCGTAGTCGCCCGACGCCGGAACTCCCATTGGTAGGCATACCAGACCCGTTCGGCCGCAAGCGTAACCGCGTTCTCAATATGGTTATCGTCAACGGTTAGCCCAGAACCCTTCGCCTGTCCCCTGACTATGTTTACAATCGCCTTGTTATTCATCGCCTATCCTATCGGGAGACGGGTTTCCCCGCCCCCCGATTTTTGGAGTTGCGTCACTAGCCGCCGGACTGCCAAGAGACAATACCGACCGCATTGTTGGCGTTCAGAGCCTTCACGGTGAAGAAACTCTTCCAACCAGCCGTCGAGTATTCGTCCAACGGAGTCGAAACAGAGTTAGGCCCAGGGGTCTTCACGTAAATCTTCTTACGCCGACCCGCAAGGTCAACCACGCCAAAGGCGTTCTTTCCGAACACCCACGTCACATACATCTTGCCGCCCGTCCGGTCGATAATGTCAGCAACAGCATCGCCCGCATGGGTTTCTTCAAGACGCATCGGTTGGGTAGTCAGATACCACGCCACACCGCCATATTCGCCGATTGCACCGCTTTCCAGTTTTCCGGCACGACTCGACTGCATATACAGCAGAACTTCCGAATCGGCCATCAACTGACGCTTGCACACCGGGTCGATGACGCCGTGATACATCCCGTCGGAGAACCGTTGTGCCCCGGCCTTTTCGAGCATCATCGTGGCAAAGTGAACCGACTTGGCGTTGAACCCGTCACGGTTGCAAATATCCGTCGAAGCGTGCGCCCCGATCATGTCACGATAGAGACAAATCCAGCCCGTGACCTGATCCGTGTCACCCTGAACTTCATTGGAGGTAGGCTCTTCGTCCAGAGCGGTTTCCCACGTAAGCACACCACCAGAGGTGGCAAAGTCGGAAACCACACGGGACTGACCATATCCAAGACCCTGACGGAACGTGACCGTAGCACCAATATAAGCGTCGTTGGTCGTCTTAGCGGCCGCAAGAGCCGTCGAACCAACGGTAGTCGTAGTGGCGTTAGCGGCACTACCGCCACAAGTAAACTCGAACTGATAGGACGAGTTTAAATCCGACCGAACCATCGTACAACCGTACTGGATGATTTCGGTCTGGACACGCCAATCCAGAGAAGCGGCCGCGTTCTCGGCCAGCAAGTCGATGACGTTCTCAAGATTGGGGTCACGCGAAGTCAACCGCAGAAGTTCGGACAAGTTGGTGTGATTCTTCCACGTCTCAAGCATACAGGTCGTGTTGATACCAGTCGTGGCGACGGCAGTACCAACGGCACCTTCAGCCGCGACACCTTCAGAACTGGTAATCAGCGCGTATGGATGATACCGGAAGAAATCAATCGTCTTGCCCGCGTTGTGCGGGACTTGCTTCGATTGCCCATGCGGAATTACGGCAAGCTGATCCGTATAATGCTCAAGGAACCTATTGTCATAGTAGGTTTGCATCGCACCGGAAAGTGTTCCGGTGGTTGTAGCAGCAGCCATGTATGGCCTTCCTTTCAGACTCAGGAGTCATTAAGGTCGGCCCAACGCTAGGGAATCTATTGTTAAGCGGACGTTCCGCTTACTTCGTCAGCAGCCTTTTCCATTTCACGAATCAGAGCATCACCACGAAGTCCTCGCGCCTTAGCATCAGCTACCTTCTGTTGGTAGCGTTGCTCCGGCGTAAGCTGTGCAGTCCTGATTCCGCCAGCCTTTTCACGTTGAGCCAACACCTTATCGGTTTCCTGCCGTCTGGTGGCCTCAACTGCTTGGCGTTCCTTATCCGCAATCACTTCATCAAGATGCCGCCCCTTGATGGTGTCGTAAGCGTCCGACATTTTCATGCCGGGGTATTGCTTCCGAATCTCATCAATCTCACCCCGAAACTTCTCAGCATCAGGACGAGCGGTGTAAAACAGGTCAGCCTTCATGTTCTCGACTTCAACCTGCATATTATATTGGAGGGCATTTGATATTTTCGTAGTTGCCGCTACGGGGTCGTTCGCAAACTCCTCTTGAAGTTCTTGATACATCCGTTGCGGGTCAATCTGTGGTTGCGGGGCGGGTGCCGCCTCGGCTCGTCTGGTTGTCGAAACAAAGTGCTCCAGGTGTTTATAGCTCTTACCTAGATCATCAATGCTTTCGATCATTCCGGGCCGGTGCAGTCCAAGTCTCTTCAGACGGTCAATCTCCGACTCCCGTGCCGGTTCAGGCGATGTTGCGCCTTCCTGCGGCGGTAGTCCTTCTGGGAGGTCTTCATCAACGTCTGGCTTAAGTTCGGTTTCTTCAACCTCTTCAGCCGGTTCTACTTCCTCTTGGTCTTCCAGAATATCGGCATCTGTGACCATGCGGTTTGTAGCCCCTGTGATTTCATCTCTACCCATGCGAGTAATCCCCTTCCTCGGTTTCCCCTTCTTTCACGTATTTCCGGGCATTTCGAGCCTCAGTAACCCACGTCTCCGGTCTGCTGATAACCCCGTCAAGCGTATCCAGGGAACCCTGAATTTCCGCTATAACAGGATCAGTAGTTTTCGTCGTCCGCAGTTTCCTGATTAACTCACCCCATTCCTTTTCAAGTTCAGACTTCAGAAAAACAAAGTCGTCGTCGGCCGCAAGTCGTTTCCCGACTTCAGCCCGTACCATGATTTGTCTTACACCCTCATCCATAGTTCTCCCACATACGGCCCAAATGTGCAGTATGTTTTCCTAAATGTCAAGTAAAAACTTTTCAATTTCGTATTTTTCTTTGATTACCCCGTCAACCCGCGAAACCTCAACAGGGTTGGTAATCCCCCGTTTCTCGTAAAAAGAACCCCTCAAATTCTCCCCGGTAGCCTCGGCATTTCCGTGAAACGCTTGTATGCCAAGTGCTTGCCTGTGTCGGCGGTACTTACAAAGAATATGGTTTGACGGGAATATGCTGTACGGGTACTTCTCTGCGATCTTGAACCACATATCCCAAATGGCAAATTTACGCCATTTCGGGTCGAAAAAGCCAAATTCCCACAAAACCGACTTTTTGACCAAACTTGAGTCGGTCATGAAACAAGACTGTTTCAGCTTCTCGACCGAGAACTCCGGTGGCGGTTCCCACTTGAAGATCACGTTCAGGTTTTCGTCACAATAATGGAGTCCGGGGTAGACTATCACCGCGTCCTTCTCATGGGCCACGTTAAGCATCGTCTCAATCGACTTAGGGTAGTAATAGTCATCAGACCCAACGTGGACGACGTACTTCCCGTCGGCGAACTTTAACCCGTTGTTAATCTGTACTTTAGGGTCGGCGAAGGAATTGTCCACTATTTTGACAGTCGGGAACAACTTAGCCCACTCCAACGCCTTGTCCCCGCGCACACCGGAAACAATGACCTCCGGTTTGCAGGACTGGTTGACCACGGAGTCAAGACAGGTCAAGAACCAGTCCCGCCTCTGCCGGTAGACGATCATAACGACCGATATGTCAGTCAACCTTGTACCCCATCTTGGAGGCTTGAATCTTGATGAACCGGATCAACCGGGGCAACTCGTCTTTGCCGAACGAAGGCACCTGGTCGCCCGTCTGCGGGATAATAAACACCTTATCCTTGTCCGGCATTAACACCACCGTATCAAGAATAAGCCGGTTGCCCTCAGCTTCTTCGGCCGCGTTCAGGTCGGCTAACGCCTTCTCGTATGGCCCCTTGACCGTCTCAAACTTGCGTCTTGCTTGGTCTAAATCCATCCTTTTTCCTCAACCTTCTCGAAAAAGATTCTCCGGTGAGCGTCGGCCCCGTAGTTCTTTATATAGTATTCCGAAGCCGTCTCGTCCGGTTCAAGTTCCTCGTTGACCATCTTTACAGCACCGACGATTTCGTCGATGTTGTAGCCTACCTTAACAGTATGTGGCGCATCTTGATTGTAGATCACCCGCCTACCGGCCATGCAGTTCTCAATCACCGACAGGCTCCGTCCGTCGTGTTCCACAATACGGATATGGGCGTTCGTGCAACCGATTAGTTCATCCATCTGTTCAGCCCCCAGCTTGCCCCAATCGGCCACATTGTCAGAAACCTGCCGACACCCGACCGGGGAGGCCAGAGAATAGAGGATAAAGTTGACATCCGGTATCTTCTCGGCCACAGCCATGATCGTGTCGTGGTTGAAGAATCCCGTCCGTTGTGGCGGCATATAGACCGAAATCATCGGGTCAAGTTCACCGTTCATCTTCTTCGGCAATGGCATCGGTTGGTACTGTTTCCTGCTGGCAATCGGGCATAGCGTCACTTCTGGCACCCCAAACCGCTTAACCTCGTCGATCATCTGGTCGGTTTCAGCGAAGTGTATAACATTGCCCGCCAATAAAGGGTCAAGCAACCCCCGCGTCCCGCTTTCGGCCGCGAACTTGGCGATAGACGTTATATCAGACCCCGCCCAATGAATCACCGTCGGCTTGCCTAACCCGACAATATCCCGATGGTTCTGCATCGTCCGCAGGTCATAAACATACCACCCGATGAGATATATCACGTCGGCGTCGGCCAAATCCTGAAACCGCCCCCAAGGTACAAATTGCCCGCCCTGTTCGACGAAGTTAGCCGCGACATTGTATTGCGCGTGCCAAGCGGCAGACTTAGACAGAATCGCTATTTTCATCTTCCACCGCACCTTTCGGGAACATGGTTTCTACGCTTATTGACTTATGCCCCGGAGCAACATAGTTCACCGGGTCGTGTATGTCATCGGGCACTTCCAGATCGGGATTGACGTGAATCCGTTCCTGCTCGTCCACCATCAACGGGTTCGACTTCAAGACCGCCCGGTTATCAGCCAACGTAAACGCCTTCAGCCCAAGGTGTCCGACCCGGCAGGAGAACTCAATCCACGTCTCTACCCCGGCAATCTGTTTAGCCCGTCGGCAGAAGGTATAGTCATGGCCGTACCGTTCACCCGTTTCGGCATCTACCACATTCAACGGGAACCACGGCCACGGAACCTGCTCAAACACCGTCCGATGAATCAGCACCGTATGGAACCCCGAACACCCTACCTTGCGCGTCCGCAACTCCACCGCGTCAATATCGTCATCTGTAATTTGCTTTCCGTACATCCACGGGATAATATACCCGGAATCGTCTACTTCCCCGAAACAGGCAAAGTGCGGGTAGCTCGTCCGCACCGCCGGGACGCAGACGATCTTACGTAGATTCTCCCGGTCTTCCTTTGCCGCCATCAGCAACTTATTGGCCGTATCCGGCATCGGTAGGGCATCAGGATCAACCATCAACAGCCAATCTCCCTTGAACTGACTGGCAATTTGTTCTCGCGTGACCGGGGTATTCGATCCCGACGATTCGGTATTGACAAATACATCATATCCGGCCTTCGCCGTAGCCTCGGCCATAGCCTTGAAGTTATTCAGGGTGTGGATGCTGATGTCGGGAATATGCCCCAGAATCTTCTTATGCGGAATCGCCATAGTAATCCGCATATCAGGAGTATACCCCTTGCCAACCTCATCAGTTGACGGTACTTTTCTTACCTCTTCCATTCTCATATCTCCAGTTTGGGGATTATCCGCAACGCCTCAAACGACTCCGCGTAATCTACCCCGATTTTCGTACCCGTAACTATCGCCAACGACCGGATGAAATCCGGTCGCATATACTTCCTGTGTTCTTGTGACTTGTATTCGGCCAAGGCTTCCACCTTGGCAACTAAGTCAACCTCCTCAAGCGGGACAATAACCGTGCCCCCCTGAACCATCTTACACCAGGGGAGGTCATAGCCCAAGACGGTTGAATCTCGGAAGGCGCGTATGGCCTCGTTATGTACCACGGCGTGATCCTGGTGAAAGTCCGAGGACGACGGGACAAAGACAACTTCCGGTTCATATTTCTTCCTCGTATATATCATGGAGTCAAGTATCATTTGCCGGTGGTCAGAGAAGACCCGCGCCGGGAAGTCCTGCAACTGGAAGGCGAATACTCCCAGTTTCTTGAGTGACGCCTGACATTCATCGGCAAGGTCAACGTCGCTGAACTTGTGGGACAGGGCAACATAGAGAACATCCCCGCCGTTGCGAACGGTCTTCGCCATGACACCACCACACCCGAGTTCACCATCATCAGTATGCGGTGCAAGGACAAGAATTCTCATAAAAGACCCCGCGAAACAAGGAAGTCCTTCATGGGCTTGTTGCGGCCGGTATCTTGGAACTCAATCTTTCTGAACGGCCCATGATGGTTAAATATCTTTTCCTCAACACCCCGACCCATAGCCCGACAACTTAGACAAAAATCAATTAGGTCTTCTTCACCACGGTAATACCGATTAACCACCAAAACCGCGACAATCCCATAATCACCGAAATTGTCCCTCATCCGTACAGACCTAAAAGTAAGAACATCAGATTCTGCGCCTTTCGGGTATTTGCGACCATTAAGTTTCATCTGGTTAGTCTTGTTCAACAACTGGAATACTCTCGGTTCGATTCCCGTATCGTAATCCAACTGGATGCCTAAAGACCCGACCCACTCTTCATGGGATAATTTAACCCGCCGAGCCTGCCTCTGTTGTTCTTCCTTATACATCCGCAGACGATTCTTGTCTTCTATCGTCAAGTCAGCAGTCTTGAACATGGTCATATCAAGATCGTCGCACACCGTCAGACCGGGAATGTTCCGTGCAACCCAGTCGCGTTCATGGGGGGAATCGTCAATAAAGACGGAGGATTCAGGGAGAAGGTTGAGCCTTTCTATTATTTCCTTGACACATTCTGCCTTATCTTGAATACCTCCAATCCGTAGTACAAAATCAGACAACCGTAAAGTCACGCCCGACCGTTCCATGACTTCATCGAATATATCGCCGATAAACCGTTCTTCCGTTTTGGGGTGCCTCGTACATATCGCCAACAATATCCCCGCATCGGCCAGTTCCTTCAACTGTTTGGCGTATTCCGCATACACCACCACCGGGGTCTCATCGGCCAGCACACCTTCCCACAACGTATCGTCAAGGTCGGTAATCAGCAATTTCTTCCCTGTCGGCAAGTCCCAGTTACAAGGATCGCCCGATGAATCACCCTTGACCGTCGTATGCGCGGGGATAACTTCTCCCATCTTTATGATGGCACCGTCTTCAATGGTACAACTACCGCCGATGATCGCACCTGCTCCGATAAGCACATTTTTTCCAACCTGAACATTATGGGCGATGTGGACGTGATTATCAATCTTTGTTCCTTCGCCAATAACGGTATCTCTATCTGTCCCGCGACAGATGCTAACGAAACTCCCGATTGAGACATTATTTCCAATAAGTACCCGACCGTTATGCGGCATTTCGACCCAAGTACCATCGTCACTTCGTCCATAACGGAACCCCTTATCACCGATTACGGTGTATAGACCAATATCGTTGTTATCGCCATAGACAACAGAAAAATCGTCTGTCTCCCCTGTACAAAAGTTCTTGTCCCGTATCATAGCGTATACTCCTCCCAATGTTCACAATAGTACGACTCGGACACGGACTTGAGATACCCTTCACATGAGTGTTCGCAATGAGGCATATAAAAACAAAAATGCACATCCTCTTCGTTGTTTGCACATAGTGTATTCGGGCAAGGCATCGGGACTAATCCCTCCTGGTTTTTCCCCCACCACCGACAATTCTTACAAGTCCTCATATCGTATAACTCTCCCTTCTCCCTTGTGGCCGATAGTCCCTGAACCATTGGATTGTTTCGGTCAACCCTATCTCCAACGATGTGTCGTGTTTGCAACCGAACGTGCGAAACGCCGACCCCATACTCCCCTTCAAGAGCAAGACCTCTGAATCCTTGGGCCGTTCACGTTCCTTATCTACCACGGGTCTCAATGGTTTCTTAAATATCTTCCCGACCAGTTCCACAACATCAACCAATGAATAGGCCGCGCCGGTCGCCAAGTTGAATGTCTCCCCGCAACCCTTTTTGCTCTGGATGATTCGCACCAAGGAATCGACAGTATCGTGGACATAATTGAAATCCCTCTGGCAAAAGAAGTTTGCCAACTTGACATATCCGCCATCCATCGCTTGCATGATGATCGACGGGATAACCGCCCTACCACTCTGCCTCGGCCCGTAGGTATTGAACGGCCTGACGATCACCACCGGCATTCCGTATGTCCGGTAGAATGCTTCACACATCTTCTCCGCGCCTATCTTGGACGCCGCATAAGGACTCTGCGCCACCAACGGATGAGCTTCATCCATCGGGAAATACTGCGCCGTACCATAGACCTCCGATGTCGATAGGTTAACGAGCCTCTTAACCCCCAACAACTTCGCCGCCATGAGGACGTTATGCGTTCCGACCACGTTGGTAGTCACGAAATCGGCAGATGATATATATGAATATGGTATGGCTATCTGTGCCGCCATGTGTACTACGTGGGTGCATCCCTGCATGGCTCGCATAACGTCGTCACGATTGCGGATGTCGCCGTAGATGATCTCGCAGTTTGGTTCTTCGAGATTCCCGGTATCTGCTCTGGAAATATAGCGGAGGAAGGCCGTGACTCTGTGACCTTCCTTCACCAACCTCTCAACAAGGTGAGAGCCGATAAAGCCCCCCGCCCCGGTGACTAATATCCTCATCCTCTTCCCCAATCTCCTCAACTAAATGCGCTTACACCGAACTTCCCGTCCATCGAATGTTGTAAGTCCGTGTTGTTCGTCGCCGATTCGCCAGCGATATTCCCCGGTGATGTACTCTGGTTCAAACTGCCACCCGGCGCAGGATTGCCCGCCCCGCCCTGCATCTGGGCCATCAATTGCTCCATCATCATCTGTTGCTGAACCGCCCGCTCACACAACGCCTGTATCTCATTCGCGTCCTGCCACCGGAACTCACGCGCCAACTTCCCGACCATCATCGGTATTAACGGTTGCAGGCCCGGAACCTTGGATATAATCGCAAGGAAGTTCTCAATCTGCGCGATATTCATTTGCTTGTTCATCTCGCGCATCGAACCTTCAGGAACGAAATCGGCGTCCATCGAAATGACTTCGGCGTCCACCACCGGCCATTGCTGTGCCAGTTTCTGCCCCAACACCGGAATAACCGTCGGTAAATCAAGGAATTGCTGGTTGATACGGTGCATCATCGACGCGGCCGGTTTCACGAACGTATGCTCAATCATCATCATATAGAGATTGAACCGCGTCCCCGATTCCATCTGCGCCGCATTGACCGCCGTAGCCGTATCAGCCGCGACCGTCCCCTGTTTCACCGGCTTCACGCCCGAAGCGTTCTCCGATGCTCCCTTGAAGTTCTGGAACATCAGGTAGGCATCAGGAACAATCGACCCGGCATCCGACCACCGCATTGCACTATTCACGTCACCCCGGACATGAATCACGCCACCGGAACGGTTGTGCAGTTCATCTTCCCGTTTAATCTGTTCCGTGTTGATGACCAGCATCTTGTCAACCGTCAATTCCAGGTTGGTAAGAATCATATCCAGAACCGTATTGGCACCGTGCTGTTGCGGGTGCAACTTCTCAACCAGACCCATGCCAAACAAGTCATTCGGCACCCGGTCGATACAGACCAGACCCATGTTCCCGTTCTGGCTGACATAGACGTTGCGAGTCGCCCGAATCAGTTTCCCGTTCGCCACGGTGAAAATGCACGGCCGATTTATCCATGTGCCGTCACGCTTCTGCACCGGCCACCAAATATCGGCTTCAAGCACTTCCACCAAACCCTGTTCGGTAGGTTCGGGAGACATACCCAAGGCCGTCTGCCGTTCCTGCCGCGCCTGCAAATCATCCGTGTCCATCGCCACTTGTCGCTTATGCGGAATGTCCTTCGCGTTCTTATAAAGATGCGGGTACAAGTCCTGCTTCTCTTCAAAATACTCGAAGGGACGATACGACCGCACAACCGATGGGGCGGGATCGTTGGGATGAATCTTGGACGAATCAGGGAAGTAATCGAAGATGTCATACACCGTTATCCGGGGGCCACAGTAATGCAGTATCCGACGTTTCCCGCCAACACCGGGCAAGGGCACATCAAGATATTCCTTGTCATAGAACACCCGATAAGGAGCCGACCCGTAGATCAAGGCCGATTTGACCGCCTGCATGAACACATCGAAGATGTCCATTTGGTCAAACTGGTATTGGATCAGGGCTTCGATAATGGGTGCAAACTGTTGATCGTCATCATTTCGGCCCCGAACCCCGCAAAACGGGCGCGTAGCGAACTGACGGGAAACGATGTCGGCCAAGACCACATCAACGTGTTCGCTGGATATAGGGACAGGGATAGTTGAACGGGTCTTTTCCCGTTTTTTGTTGACATAGTGGTTGAAAAAATCCAACCACTTACTACGCCGTCCTGCATAATACTCCTCCGACCGCTTCTTGATCGCCATGATCTCCTTGACGATCAACTCTTCGTCAAGGTCGGTCAGGGTCTTATCGAGAGGCGGTAGTTCTCGCTCTTCGGCCAGCACTCCATCGGGCACTGGCCCGATCACGTCGTTAGCCATTAGTACCTTCCGGTCAGTTTGACATTCAACTTGATCGGATACCCATAATCCGCTTGTTCCAAAAGACTGTCCACATCCGCCGGTTTCGTCCACATATAAACGTGCATATACAACTGGTCAGCGTTCCGCAAGGCCGCAACCGAATCCAACTTAACCCGCGTCGCCATTGTCACGGTCGAATCTATCGAAACATTGCCCACCGTAACAGAATCAAAGGCCGTCAACGCCGTCCCGTCCCACCCGTAAAAAGCAATCGTCAAAGAACAAGCATGGGCCACCGAAATAGAATCCATCGCCTCAATGTAAATCTTCCGCCAGTATGACGTATAGGGAATGGGATTCTTGAACATCCCCGGAACGGGGTACAACGGACTGAAGGCCGTTAAAATGACACCCTTGACAAATGCGCCAGATGCAGCCGTGTCCGCCAACGTCAACGGAATTGTATCGGAAAGTATCAAATCCGGCCCAGCAGAGGCCATACCCGCACAAACAAAGAGAACGAGGAATATGAAACGCTTCATTACGATTGCCCACCTTTCTTGTTAATAAACGGCGAAGGCATATTGATGGCCTCTTTCATAGCGTCGGCCCGGCCTCTCGCATACCAGTATTCGCGCCAATAGCCATCGCTATCGTTCGCGTCAGGCTCTTTGTGGGTATCGCACCACGCCTGTAACTCCAACCACTTTTCCTGCAACTCTTTCATTACACCAACCCCTTATGTAAATTCCCCGACACCGAACCGATCTGTCGCTTCGATCCGATCCCGGTATCTCCACAGCCTGTCCGGTTGCCCGAACATGACCGTGCCCCGCACACAATCGCAGAAATCGTCCTTGACCTTAATAGGTTGGGGGTTGTAACGAACTTTATCTGCCTGCGTCGGAGGCTTTAACCCATAATGCGCCATCTGCCAATCGGTCATCGGGCAGGTTTCCGGGCTAATGAACAACTTCGGCAACCCGCTGACCGTCTGAATCTTCAGTTTTCCCCTTACGTCCTCAATCCCGGCCCAAACCGACCCCTTTTCACTCACCCAAGGCACGATTTCGGGGAAATAGGTGGCGAATTTCTTGAAAATCGAGTCAATCCCATGAATTTTGGGATCACGGATGCTCGACGGGTCGATCAACCACGCCTCCGGGGTCTTCCCACCACACATCCGCTTGATTTCAGCCGCCATATACTGCACGTCCCCGCCTAACCACAACTCGTTCATTATGTAAAGAGTCTCTTTCCAGTCCCAATACCCGAACGTGACCGCCGTTTCCTTCGTATCGTGGGGGTCGATAGCCACTACCAGACCCCAATCCCTGTTCGGAGTGAAGTATTTGACCCTGTGCTTGTCCCCATAGGCCGGGTATATCTTGCCCGCATACCACGTAAACTGGCCCGTCATACGAGCTTGCCGCTCAACCGGGTCGTTGATCTGCGAAATCATGAACCGAACGTGGTCAGCGTCGATGTAGGGATTGTCCGTGAAATGGCCCCCAAAGACCTTGATGTTCGGGTCTGTCTCCGCCTTCTCGAAAACGTCGGAGATTACCCATAGAGACGGTCTTATGGGCGTCATAGTAATGTACAATATCCCACCAGTCGTACCTAATCGTGCCAGATTCTCCGTATGTTTGCTCTCCGGGCATTCCTCATCCTCCCATATAACGTGTCTCGCTACACCCGCGTACGCCTCGTCATCCTGGTCGTACGACAAGAACTCGATGAATCCCCCATAGATAGGCTCATCTTTCGTGAAATGCAGTGTCCGCTCATCCTTGGAATACGCCTTTTCCCACGATCCGCCCCTCAAGAACCTACGCGGCACCAACTTATAGAACGTATCCATCAGCATAGCCTTGTTCATCGTCTGGAAATCGACGCAACAGGCTCGCCCCGTTACCTGCCCCTTGCTCAACGGGGGCCAATAGGGGTGTTGTTTAGTTACGTGCCAGTACATTTCCATCGCCCCGCACCACGTTTTCCCCCAACGGTTTGGAGCAAATATGCCCCTGATCTTGGCCTGCGATTCATGGAACGCCTTCTGTCCCACATGGGGTTTATACAGGTCGGCCTTTTCCTCCATGACCCGCCGTGCTATCTCGGCCAGAATTTCGGCTTTTGTCATACCTTCAGGTAGTTGCACTATCTCCGCCTATTCACCCACCAGATCGCCGTCAGGCACCCCAGAAACCCGCCCAACCAGCATATGTCGTATAGCCACATATCACACCCAAAAAAAGTTGAAAATTTAGCTTGACAAAAGTTGAAAAGATTGTTACTGTATGGCAACTCCCTGAAACAACGGGACTACAACGGTTCAAACGGACGGAAGAGGCCGGGCGAAATCCCGCACCTACCGGACGTAACGGAATACTGACCGACTCTGGCACGGACTCACATCCAACCGGGAAACCGGGCCGACACAATAGTGAATCTTTCAAAGTGGTAGGTGCGCCCAATTTCTTTCCATAGAATGAGGGATAATACGGTGACAGACAATATCTTAACCGTTGGGCAGTATCCGGGGAATCTCCGCTCCAAGCGGGGATATTATTCCTCATAGTTTGATTATCCACTATCGCCAAACCGTCCACTCCCATGTGGGCGTCCGTACAACCGAATCCTTCCGGTATTACATCTAAAAATAACTGCCGCGCCGACGCAAGCCAGCGAAGCGCGCGCAGCGTCAAGCGGGAAGACGATAACCCGACATAACCACTGAAGCGTGCCCACAAAGAAGATTGAACCGCTCCCCGGCGAAATACACCCTCAACGGACTTTCTTTTCGGTTCTTTCATTTTCATTGTGTCTCTTTGTAATGGATATTTCCGCCCATCTTATGCCTTATTCTACCTGTCCCGTCTCAGAGGAATCATCCCGACTCCGTATGGATGATATGTCCCTTGTCTCTCTAACCCCCACGGAGTCCAAATCGGAGCTTTTTCAGTACCGTATAGCTCGCTACATTGTTCACATATTTCCCTATCGTAATCGGTCATACGACCACCATTTTCTGCGGTTAGTTCCTTCTTGCATATACTGCATATTCTCATACTTACCTCCTCAAAACTCCAACTCCGGTTGGTCTTCCGTCCAGTAACCGTGTCTGTCAAACTTGAACGTCCCCTTACGCCAGTCCTTGTCGAACGCCTCCTCACAGGCGTCTACCCACTCCTCGTACATCCTACGTAACTCCAAATCTGTCGGCAAGTCCTTGTACGCCCCACCCTTGCACATATCACCAAAATTGAACCAGACCTCCCAGTTGAAACCGTCGTACTGGCACTCAATCAACGGCTTGTCGTGCGTACAAGACATCACCCCTTAACCCCTTCGTCAACCTTTATATTCCCACCGCGAATACCCAACATACTTAATCGGCAATAACCGCCTGTACCAGTTACGCCTAGTAATCTCCCCCATCAATCCTCTAACCTCGGCTTCCATTGACGATTACGCCTCGCAGGTTTACCCCTACGACGCTTAGGTTTCTCAGGTCGCATTACCCTGCCAGATAGAGGATTAATTCGGTTGGGTTTCGAAGTTTCGTGCGAAAAATTTTCAGGGGCGGGAGTCCCTATATGGCCCTTAGCCCTATATACCCCCATACAATCGGCGTCGGGGGCCGAACCTTCCGACGTGCCGCCCAGTTCATCGGTTAATGAACCATCGCTACCCATGTACTCATCTAATAGGCTATCCCGTTGAGTGGTGCACATTTGTGCAGTTGTTTCACGTGTTACATGGTCTATATCAGTGGTATCCACCATACCACTAGGGTCTAGATCGTCTCTTGTAGGGCCTGCCAGGGGGGTAGTTTTAGTTAGTGCATCCTCATTATCGGGTATTTCCTCCCAATCAACGTCTTTTAGGGCATCCTGGATAGTGGAATCGTTCTTGATTTCGCCCTTGACTATGCCTAGCAAGTCGGAGAGGGACATACTGGATAGTACCGCTCTAAAGGTTATGTCGCGCGACCATAGACCTATGCCTTCATAGAACGCTTTCATTAAAGGCGCGTTTCCTTCTTCCAGTTTCTTCCTAAGTGCCTTATCTGCAATAGGTACAAGTGAATAATGCACTTTGAGAAGGTCTTCACGGTTAGGCACGTACCGCTTTAACCACCCGGAAGCGTATGCGGCATACCGTGTAACTGTATCTTCGGACAGTCCCGTTTGTTCGGCTATCTCATGTATAGGTTTACCTGCCTTACGTTCGATATAACAGGTAAGGGCGAGTCCTCCAATAGGTTCAGTATCCCCGACCCCGACATTATATTTGCGGCTTGTTGTAGGTAAGCTCATGCCTTATTGGGTAATACATTGTAATACCATTGTCAAGTAAAAACTGCACGTATGTGCAGTTATTTTTGGGTTGTACGTGCTATATATATGAATAGCAACCGCCATGCCGGAATCGTCAACAATCTTGTTGGGCTGTCAGTATATATTTTCATTATTTTATCAAATAATACTTGACAAGCATAAAGCCACCTATTATATTGCCGATAGAGACAGAGAGACGAAACACTTAAACAAGGTGGAGAAGATGGCAATTATCAGAAATGTAAACGGGAAGCCTCTGGGAACTCAGGTATTCAAGAGAACGGATTTCAACCCCATAAGCGGCCATGCAATTTCCTATTTCGATGACCTTTTGGCGACCTGTGGCATACCCGAAAAGGATTGGCCGACAATCGGCATGATCGAAGTTGATATAATCGGATGTGCCACCTATCCATCCTGACGAGCCGTAGGCGGCGAAACCGGGGAAACCCGGTCGATGGATAACCTTAAACAAGGCGGAGAAGATGAGATTTACCACGATTCACAAACCGGGCGACGTGTGGGACGTAATAGACCGGCAGACGGGCAAAGTCTTAGTGGCCGATGAGACCTATATGGTGGCCGACAGCGTTTGCCATCATCTGAACAATCCCAAAGACTGGGATTCCAGCGAAAGCCGGGAAGTCGCTGATTCAATACTGGCGAGCTTGTAATATGAAAGCCAAATGTTTTGAATGCGGCCGGATGATAGCAAATCCAGATCAACAAGACGATAACCTTTGTCCGGAGTGCAGGGACGATTTAGAAAAGATAAGAGAATCACACGCCCGGACATTCAATTCCAAGAAGAGGGGTGCAACCATGACAACCAAGCACACGCCGGGCAAGTGGGACGTTCAGAACAAGGGAACGCTCGGAACCCGTAGCGCAAGGCATGAGGTAGTCGCTGGCACAAATGTTGACGGCAGTAAGAACCTGCCGACCATTTGCCGGATGCCTGACTTGTCCGCAAGATCATACGCCAACGCCCGCCTGATAGCCGCTTGCCCTACGATGTATGAATTTATCCGGTCACGGGCCGAAAAAGGTGATGCCGAAGCAAAGAAAACGCTTGACGCATTGCATTTAGTTGATTAGACTACCGTTAACATTTAACGGAGGTCTGGATTATGCCAATGGCTAAGACAAGACGGGATGGCTTAACGGACACTTGGGGACGCAAGAATAGGATTTTGCCAGATAGGGTGTGTCCCCAATGCGGCGCAACCTTCCATCCCCTGCGGTCATCTTCAAAGTATTGTTCCCGACGGTGCGCCTATGCCAACAATGGGGGAAAAAACAGAAAGGCCGAAGTATGGTGGAAAAATAATCGGGGATATATCGAGGGCCGCCTGTGGATTGACGAAAACACACAAATAAGAGTCAAGCAACATCGGTTTGTTATGGAGGGTATGCTTGGAAGGCCATTGAAACCGACTGAAGATGTCCACCATTTAGACGGTGACAAAACAAATAATGCCCCGGAGAATCTTGAACTTATGGACCACGGGGAACATTCAAGGCAGACGAATTTCCGCAGGAAATACAGAAAGGGGTATAAATTGAACCTAACACCAGAACAACGCAAGAAATGGTCGCTGGATGCGATTGCGACAAGGATACGGGCTAACGCCCGCGCCCTGTTGTCGCGGATTGAGGGGGAATGACGATGACACTAGAACAACGGAAAAAAGCCTTCAAGCGCGCCTATCGAGAATTGGGCAAAGGTTGGGAACGTAACTGGCAAGGCC